GTCGTCCGTCATGATCCATACCATATGGCACCCCGCCCCCCTATGAGTTTGCCCAGCTCAGAGCCACATTCTCATGCGTGCACTGCTATGTGCATGGTCATCACCCGCTTGCGCCAGGGTAGATCTTTCGATCATGACACAACCGGGTGACTCACTGTCCGCACACCCAGCGTGATCACATCACCATGCGTAACACATGAGCACCACTCACTGTGATATCACTACGCGTGGTCACCATGTACGCGACGTGACCAACGGCGCATGCACTGGCTGATGCCTGCCAGCCCCTCGCTCCTGGTTGCATGCACGGGCCCGGCCGTTGCGCCCGGGTGGGCAGGTCGGACAGCGGCAGGACGTGCCGTGCGCCGGGCGGATGCCGTACGGCGTGACGGGCTGGTCGGGCACCCGACCCAGCGACACGATGTGGTCCGCCTCGCCTGCACCCAGGTGCCCGCAGATGGCGCAGATGTGCGCGTGGTCCTCGGTGACACGCTGCCGCTCGACCAGCTGAGAGCAGGCTGGGCAGCCCCACGCCGCGAACATCTCGACGCGTGCCCTGCGCCACGGTCTGCCGCTGCGATGGTGCCGGGCAGCCACGTCGTACCCCCGGACATGCGACAGTCCCGGCGCATCGACGCTCGGGACTGGATGGTTGGCACAGCTGTACTACCGGTGGATCTAGTGTTCGCGCAGCTCAGCGCGTTTGTCAAGCCGACTCGCTCGGGCGCCAGTCGTCACGGTATCCGGGGCGGGTGGCATAGGCAGAACCAAGTGCGGTCACGACGTCATCCAGCGCCGCAGCCGCAGCCTCCGCGCTTCGCGGCGATGACACTCCCTGCACGTCACATACCTCGACCAGCCGGCGCCTCGTGAGTTCCCAGTACTCCAGCTGGCATCGCTTGGCAGCGATGTCAGCGAGCACCGCCGCCGGGTCGTGGCGGGCGATGTGAGCGGCGTTCTCCCGGCCGCCATCCTTGCTCGCGATCTGCGCGGCGAACACGCAGGTCCCGACAGTGTCGAGCGGGCTGTACTCCGCCTTGACGTAGACCCTGGTGGTCGCTGCGCCCCATTCCGATCCCACGACCCACGGTCCAGGATCGGCGGCCAGGGCGAGCTGCTCGTCATCGTCGAGCTGCGCGCGGAGCCACACCACCAGGTCGTCAACGTCGCTCATGCGCCCACCCTCTCAGTCCCGCGCGCTGCCGCCTCCCTGGCGAGCGCGATGACGTCCCCGACGCGGTACAGCACCCGCCCGGCAGGATCCGGAGCGTGCGCTGCGAGCCGGCCTCGGTGTGCCCACCCGGCGATCTGCGATCGAGTACAGGGCAGGTCGAGCGCGGCGAGCGCCTGGGCAGCCAGCTCGGCCCACGCGAGGGTGTCCTCGGCGGCAGCGAGCAGCCACTCCCGCCGTGCCCGCGCCTCGTGGCGCGCCCCACATGCTGGGCAGGTCACGGTAGACGCTCCCGCTCGGGCGTAGAGGTCCCGCGAGCACAGCGTGAGCCCGTCCGAGGTGACCGATCCACACGGGCCGGCGTACCAGCGTGGCGTCTGCCGGTCGACGATGCGTACTGCCACGACGCACGCGTCTCCCAGCTCGTCCAGGATCTGCACCGCGCCCGGCCAGTGGCGCACCTCGTCCATCTGCCGGGCAAGCCACCGCACTGCCTCGGCGAGGACGTCGACGGGCTGGCCGCTGCGGCAGATCGCGAGGCAGCTGAGGTGTGCACACGCCGGTACGCCGGCGTTGGTGCGGCAGACCGGTCCGGAGGAGCGCGGGAACAGCAGGCCCCTGATCCCGCGTGACCGCGCGATGTCCCGGATCCACGTGGTGACCGTGTTGACCACGGCCCACGCGTCGGCGCTCGCCCCGAGGTTGACGGGCAGCGGATCCCGATCGCCGCCGCCACCGTTGCCGGTACGCCCGAGTCGCGCGATCGTGACGTCCAGCTCTGGCGCGAGCTCCGCCAGCTGGTGGAGCTCCTGTGCGGCTCGCCCGGCGCACAGGGCGCAGACGACGGCCGTGTCTGCCTGCTGGCGTCCGCACATCGCGCAGTCAGCCACGGGGTCACTCCTCCTTCGGCCAGGCGCGCCCGATACTCCATGGCCGCCGGACGCTGAATGGGGCATACAGCCAGCCGTGCGGCTGCGGCACGGCGTAGATGTACAGCCGGGAGCCGCGTCGGATCGCCTCCCGACGGGCAGCTGCGATCAGGCTGTCGATGCTCTCGTGGCCGCCCACGTAGTCAGCCACGGTCGCCATCCTGCTCGTGGTGATCGATCGTCACGTTGCTGCCGTACCGTGGCGTGGCTCCCTTGAGGGTGAGGACCACGGTGCCGTTGGCGTAGTGCTGCTCGCTGGCGAGGCGGCAGGGCGCGGCGGCGGTGAGGACGTAGCTTCCGGGCTGGATGACTACCTCGCCGGTCTCGCCCGTGTCGATGTCGGTCGCGACGACGCGGATTCCCTCAGCCACGGTCGCCCCCTGGTGGAGTCCATCCGAGGGCCTTGAGCGCCTCGGCAGTGAGCCGGTCCACCTCCACATACACCCGCTCGCCATGGATGGTGCCGCCGTGCATGACGGGCAGTGTCAGGATGAGCCAGGGGATCTCGCGGGCCTTCGCACTCAATGAGAAAGCCGTTGCCACGTTGGCCATGTCGATGCCGCCGACATCGAGCCGTTGAGCGATGCCGTTCGGGCCGAACTCGATGTGAACCTCGCGCGGCTCAGCCACGTCCCGCCTCCCGCCCAGCGAGGAGCCCGATCGGCAGACCGGTCCAGATGAGCAGACCCGCGACGATCGCCCAAGGTCTCATCTCAGCCACGGTCGGCCTCCCCTACGACGGCTCGGACGATGGTGGGGTTCGTCCGGCGCTGCTCGTCTCGTCCGTACGCGGCCAGGACTCGGCGGGCCTTGCGCTCGGCACGGCGCTGTCCCCACACGTGCCAGCCGTGGCCTCCCGGCCCGTAGACCATGCAGCCGTCGTGGATCGAGACGAGGTAGGTCCATCGCCCGATCCGGCGTACCTCAGCGTGCGCCTCATCCATCGCGCCGCCTCCGGCTCCTGGAGGCTGCCATCGCCCGCACCCCGCAGTTCCGACAGCGCGCGCCGAGCACGCCTCCGCGGCCTGGGCGGCGTAGCGGCGGGTGATCTCGACCTGGATGTGGCAGGCGTGCAGGGCGAGGTCGTACAGCTGCCGCCAGACGGTTTGCATCGCGGTACCGGCGACGGGCGGTACCGCGATCTCGGCGTCGACCCGCTCCAGCTCGGCGAGCAGCTCGCCGAGCGTCATAGCGCTCAGGTCGGCGGCATTCATCGGTCCTCCCAGCAGCACTCGGCCACGTAGACGGTCTCCCCGTCCACGGTGGTCGCACGGATCCGCTCGCCGGCGGGGTACGGCATGGCGCAGACGTAGCACTCGCCCGCGTACGCCGCGGTGAACGCCGGTCGGAGCCGCAGTGGCTCCGGATCCGGGATGCGCCGGCAGTGGGCGCACTCCGTTGTGAGCAGCTCGGTGATCTGGCAGCGCGTCGTGGTCGCCATCAGAACGGCCCCTCTCCGTCGTAGTCGGGCGTGGCGCCGGTCTCGGGCCCGTCGTCGGTGCCGTGTCGGGCGAGCTCTGCCGCAGGCAGCTCCCAGCGCTGGATGGGCTCGGGACGGCAGCGCGCGGCTACCTGCCGCGCGATTTCCTCCGTCACCGGGTGGATGGCGTAGATCGACGAGTGGGCGAGCAGGTGGCTCGTGGCGGGTTGCCCGTCGAGGGCGGGCACGTCCAGGCGCAGGTACCCGCCTCCGGCGATGGTCTGCTCCGTGAGCCTGCCGGCAAGGCGGCGGTGGCCGAGCTGCTCGACGATGCACCACGAGTCGAACACTTGTTCTAGATGGTCAGGCATTGACGGTCTCCGTTCGCATGATGGAGTCGATCTCGCAGAGCCGGTAGCGGCGCTGCTCCCGCAGCGGCGCCACGAAGACGCCGACCGCGTCGCCGGGCATGATCGCGGCGACCTCGCAGGGCACGAGCTGGCCGCCGACCAGGCGCAGGCACACCTCCTGCCCGAGGCACCTCAGCAGCAGCGTGAGCAGCTGCTGCTCACGCTGCTGCATGACGCGGGCGCGGGCGCCCGGGATCCGTACCGCGGTCGCCGGCAGCAGGCCCGTGGTGAGCGCGACGGCGACCGCGTGGGCACGGTCGCGGGTGCCGAGGACGGCGTTGATGTGCCGAAGGTTGGTCTTGATCGTGTCCTCGGCGACGTATAGCTCGTCGCCGATCTCCCGGTTCTTCCGGCCGTTGGCGGCGCCGGTGAGCACCTGCAGCTCACGGTCGGTCAGCGGTCGGGTCGGCCAGGTGATGCCCATCAGCCACCGCCCTGGATGAGCGTGAAGACCGTGCGACGATGGGCGCCCCTGCTCGGTGCGGCGGTGCCGTTGACAGCCGGGGCGAGTGCCGGGCCCGCGGCTGGACGGTCACGGGCCGGCTGGTCCTGCAGCCACACCGGGACGCCGCGCGGCACGGCCGCGGCGCGGCACACCGGGCAGCGCGGGGTCCCGTCGTCCCGTTCGCCGCCGCGCATGTCCGGATGGTCCGGGCAGCGCTCGGCGGCCGGCGCAGCCGTGCCGCCCACCCGTAACTCACCGATGGAATCTTGATCTTTTGTTGCGGCGGCCGGCTCGCGCGGACCAGTTACGGCCGTACGGAGATCTATCTCAGGGTGGTCGGTAGTAGTACTGGTGCGGTAGTGGTCGGTACGCGGGTCCGGCGGACCACCCCACGTGGGTCCGGCGGACCACCCCAAGCCGGTTTCTGCGGGTCCGCCGGACCACCCCAGGCCCAAGTCGGTCGCGTTTTTGGGGTGGTCCGCCGGACCTACCCGGTCCCCTATGTCCACATTCTTGGGGTGGTCCGGCGGGCCTACCCGAGCCACGCTGTCATCTCCGTCAGTGCGCTTGGGGTGGTCCGCCGGACCACCCCAGCGGTCGCGTCCACGTGCCCTGTCGCGCAGCCGCGCGGCTGCGAGTTCGAGCTGCGCCGGCGTCAGCACGTCCAGGCGGTCGAGCAGGTCGCTCGGCAGCGTCAGCCGGTACTCGTCGCCACACCGGCCCCGACTACCCCGGACGAGTTCGATCATGCCGAGGTCGAGCAGCGCCCTACGGACCGCCGCGACCGCCTTGATGGTGGTCTCCATGCAGATCGCGACGGTAGCGTCGCCCGGAAACACCTCGGCGCCCTTGTCGTTGGCGAAGGTCGCCAGACACAGGGCGATGCCAGTTACGCTCAGCCCGGCCATGCCGCCTTTGGTTGGGCGTCCATCCTTGCCCCGTCGAATGCTGGGTTTGATGAGGTCGCCGAGCCGGGCGCGCCTGATGATCTGCTCCCACTCGTACCGTCCGGCGGGGCGCAGCTCACGGCCGCCGTCCGTGAGTGAGTCGCGTGAATGTCCCCCGTCCGGGTGGTCGCGGGGTCGCGATGTGTCGGAGGGTTCCGTTATCGTTCGCGCATCGGTGTAGGTCACTTAGCTACTCCGATCTTGTATTGATCTATGTGGATCTTGCTTGGGTAGTGATGTGGCGCGGCACCGTGACAGCGGGCCGCGCCAAGCGTTTATGAGAGGTCAGCCAGGTCTTCGTCTCACGCTGCTTCTCCCGTCTCGACCGGCAGGCCCAGGCCCATGCCTGCCGCCTCCGCGTCCGTGAGCCCCAGATGCGCCAGGGCGTCCTCCTGGCCCGGGACGGGATCCGGAGGAGCCGGGCGGGCATCCGCCGTACCCGGCACCCTCTGACCAGCCAGCACGCCATGCCACTGCCCGTGGCACGTGCAGCCGCAGTGGCGCGCCTCGGTTCCCGTACTCGTCAGGCACTGCGCGCTGCAGATACTCATGCCGACCATCTGGGCGGCCGTCAGGTCATCGGTCACGGCGACGTCCCCCTCCGGCGGGCGCGCGCCCGGTACCGCGACGCGAACGGGCAGGTGGTCATGTGCCGACGGTGCGCCCAGGCGCGGCCGAACAGCTCGCCCTGAGACCTCACGAGCCGCACGAGCGGGTCCCTGCCGAGCCGCTCGGTGACGACACAGTCAGCGGCACCGGTCGCGACCCTCACCGGATCCGGGTCGACAGGCACCCGCGCACCGGTGGCCGTGACACACCAGACGACCGGCGCCGAGCACGAGTCGCAGCGCCCCGGGCCGGCGACCGGCTCCGGTGTGACGTCCGCAGTCACCAGCGACGGCCGCGGCGGCGGGTGCTCGATCAGCCAGCCCTTTACCGCGGCGGCCGCGGCCCGGTGCTCGGCGACCGCCTCAGGATCCGTTGGCGCGAGCCGGCGCACGCGCTGCGTCTCGACAAGGGTGATGCGCAGCGCCTCGGGTACGCGCGCCCAGCCGTCCGGGCACACCAGCGTCCGCCGCGGCACCTGGGTACCGCAGCCGCACGGGCATCGCTTGATCTGGTCGAGGCTCACGAGACCTCCCGATACCGGCCGTCCACGGTGAGCAGCACCGGACGGGTGCCGTGGTCCAGGAGTACCGGCACCTCTGCCGGGTCCTGGCCCTGCCACACCAGCCAACCGGCCACGTACGCCGCGCCCCGGTGCGCCTCGACCACGCCATGGCAACCGGTGGTACCGCCGCCGCAGATGATCAGGCAGTTCGCGGCGGTCGACGCGGCCGGGTCCGCGGTGCCGCCGGCGGCGCGCGGACGGCGATGATGTGCCGACCAGTCCACGCCGCGGCGGTCGCTGAGCTGGCGGCCGCAGATCTCACACGAGTACTGCGCCCGCTCCAGTGCCAGCTCCACCACGCCGGCCGCGAACCCTGGGTGACGTGGGCGGCGCGAGGTGCGCCGGGCCGCGGCCGTGCGCAGCGGAGCACGCCGACGCAGCGGCAGGCGCCTACGCATCACGCACCGCCGGGATGACCGCCGTACGGTGCCGGTCCAGGACCGCCGTGGCGTCCCCCGGCACCTGGCTGATGATCTCCGTCAGTGCCTCGCCGGCGGTGCCCAGCCGACGGACCCGCGTCGGCGGCAGCTCCGCCTGTACCGGCCGGCCCTCGTACGCGGCGAGCCGGTCGGCCATCGCCGCGCACGTGGCGCGCAGCTGACGCACCTCGCGGCGCAGCGTCTGCACGTCCTGGCCGTCCTGGCCGTCCGGTGCCGCCGCAGCCGGGCGGCCGGCCGTCAGCCTGCGCTGGGCGGCGTCCAGGTCGCGGCGCACGACAGCCGCGATCCGCTCGCACTGCTCAAGCCGGACCGTGACCTCATACCGGGCGGCACGCTCCACACGGAGGTCGTGGTGCAGCCGCCGGTTCTCGGCGGACACGACCCGGTAGAGCCAGGTCGTCAGGCGTTGCATGGCTGCTCCTCGTCCAGCATCGCGGCCAGAGCGGCCGCGTCGATGGGGGCGGTGTCCAGGTAGTTGGACGCCTGGTCGCGCGGGTCCGTGTCTGACGTGAGCACGTGGCGGGCAACCGTGATCGCGGCGATGATCGCCGTGGTCTCCGCGGATGTGTCGACCGGCCAGGCCCCGCCGCGGCGTCGGTGCCGGCGGACCAGCCCCGGGCCCTCGTCTGCCGGGCGAGCCCGGAGACGGCGCATCACCGGCGCCATCCGTGCGCCAGGCCGTACAGGTGGCGCAGGTGTGCGTCCGACGTCCGCCCATGACCGGTCAGGGTGTACTCGCGGTCCCGCTCGGCCTGATGGGCTGCGGTGACCGCCTCGCCGCAGCGGCGCGCCGCCCGGAGTACCACGGCCCGGGACTCGGCCGCCGCCCGTCGGCGGCTGCGCCAGGTGGACGTCAGCCACGTCGCCACCCACGCGAGGCAGATCACGCCAAACGTGGCGGCGAGCAGCGCCAGGATCCCCAGCGCCGTCAGCAGGTCATGCAGCACTACTACCGTCTCCTCTCCGTGCATCCCTCACCCCGCGGCGGGCGCAGACGGCGCCTGCGGGCGGCTCCAGGTTCGCCGTCCACACGACCGGCCGGCCCGAGGACCGCTTGGCCGCGTACATCGCCAGGTCGGCCCGCGCCAGCACCTCCGCCAGCTGGTCGTCAGCGGTGACCATGACGGCACCGGCCGAGGCGGTGACGGTCACCAGGCGCTCACCTGCGAGCGCGACCGGCGCCGCGACCAGGCCGGCGACCCACGCTGCGGCGGCGGCGATATGTCGCGGACCGGCATCGGCCCGGTCGTGCAGCAGCACGACGAACTCGTCGCCGTGCAGCCGGACCGCGGTAGAGCGGTCCTGCGCCGCCAGGCGCCTGCCGGTGGTGGCCAGAACCTCGTCGCCGGCGGCGTGCCCGTACCGGTCGTTGACCGCCTTGAAGCCGTCCAGGTCGAGCAGCAGCAGACCAGGCGGTCGGCTGCTGCCCCAGACCGCTGTCAGCCACCGGCGGGTGTACAGGCCGGTGAGCGGGTCGACGTCCAGGTCGGCCCGCGCACTGGCCAGGGCCGCCAGCGCCTCGGCGAGCTGCTCACGGGTCGCCGCGTGGGCCGCCCGCTCGGCGGCCAGGTCCACGGCGGTCGCCCGGAGCATCCGGACGGCTGTCCGGCCGGCCTGCCGCCACTCCTGCTGCTGGCGCGCAGCACGGCGTCCAACCGCCGGCATCATGACGCGCCCCCGGCTGCGGGGGTGGAGGGGCCCGGACCAACCGGCCCCTCCGCTACGGCCGGTCCGGGAGAATGCGTCCCGGCCGCAGCCGCGACCGCCGGTGTGGCACCGGCAGGGGCTGCAACCCCCGCCGGCCCGGTGGTCGCGGCGTCTGCGGTGGGGACCCCGCCACCCCTGCCGGGGCCCCCACGGTCCGCCGCGGCACCGCCCGCCGCGACGGACGTCGCAGTGGTGGGGGACCCGCTGTGCCCATGCGGGCCCCCCACCACCGTGGAGCCGGCCGTCCCCTCCGGCTCCTGGGCTCCAGCGGCGACCTGGGATGCCGCCGGAGCATGTCTACTGCCGCCCGGTGCGGACCACACCGCAGCCGCGGCCGTCACCGGTCCACCACCGCGGCGCTGTACAGGCGCGGCTCGACGTGCAGATACACCCGCACGTCGTGGCGGTCGCGAGCCGAATACCCGTCACTGACCGATGTGACGTTGAGGACCTCGCGCACGACCTGGACGGCGTCGTCGACCTCGCCCTGGTCGCCAATGAGACGGATCTCCATCAGTCGTCACCGTCCTCACGAAGTCCTCGCGAGAGGGTCTCCGTGTCGAGCTCGGCGATCGCCTCGGCGAGCATGGCGGCACTTCTCAACAGGACCGTCCAGTCAAGGCTCTCTGCGAGCTCCGGGAGACGGGCGCCATCGGGATGGGTGCCGTGCCAGCGCTCGACGACGAGACCCGGCCCCGCCCACTCCAGCGACCGGACGACGCTGAGAATCGTGGTGAGATGCCCGGCGGTCGGGTCGCCGAACTTGCGCTCCAGGCCGATGTCGTCGGGGCGGTAACGCCACCGCTCGACCTCGTAGAACGTGTTCGCCGCAGACAGCGCGCTCGTCGAGTCGAACCGCGCCCGGTAGGCGCGGTCCGCTTCGATGACCGCCCGGGCGTGCTGGGTCGAGCATGCGTAGCGGGTCATGCCATAGCTGTTCGTGTCGCCGAGCTTGACGTACCCGTACTCGTCGACCGCGTCGTCGCCGTCCGACGGCGGCCGAGAGATTCCGTCGTGGGTCGGGTGGAACGGAACGATGCGGTACCCGGTCGGCCTGCCGCACCGGGCGTACGGCTGGTCGGACGTCGGCACCACCAGCCCACACCGGGCAGCCTCTGCGTGCATGGTGTGCGCGCACCACGGACAGCTGCAGCCGCCGGCACAGTTGCAGTACGGCTCGCCGTCCTCGTCCTCGCCGGCGCAGCCGCAACCGTTGTAATACGGGTCGTAGTCGTCGCCGGTCGACCGCTGGCGCTCAGCGATCACCGATGGCGCCCATGCGCGCATCAGCGTCAGCGCCGCGGCCCGGATCTCCTCCACCGTCGGGGTCTTGATCTCAGCCACGGTCGTCACCGCCCTCAGGTGCGGTGATCGGCGAGCCGTCAGGCCAGCACCTGTGGCACGACCACGACGGAGACCACCGGTCCTGCGCCTGCCGGGCCGTCGTCCGCTCCCCGGTCCGCGTGGACCTGCCGCACGCGGTGCGCTCGTCGCCCACCGGCCGGTGTGCCGCCACGCCCTTGCGGGCCACGGCCACCCACACGTCGACCAGCCAGCCCGTACCGTCCAGGCCGGCCGGGTCGTCAGCAACGTCGACGTAGCCGATGAGGTCGATGTCGTAGCCGAGCCAGACGCCAGTGGCCCTCAGCGCCCGGTACGGCACGTCGGCGGACACGCCAATCGACCTGTAGGCCGGGTCTGCCAGGCCGAGGTACTGCGCCCACGCGCGGACCGAGGCGGCCGCGACCGCACGTTCGTGCCAGGACAGATCCACGCCGCGGCAGTGGCTCCACAGCTGGATGCCCCCCGGTACCGGCAGGCCGCCGGCGACAAGGGCGGCGATGCGCTGCAGCATCTCGGCCCGGTCCGGGAGCTGCTCGGTGCGGGGGCCGGGCGCGACCTGCCCCCGCACCGTGGCGGGCTCCGCGGCAACGGAGCCCGCCTCATTCCCCGGGCCAACGGATGGCGCAGGGAGATCATGGTCCGGGTTCGGGGGCGACGGCTCTGACCTCGCCGCCACCGGACCCGCCCCCCCAGGCTCGGAGCCGATGGTGTCCGCGATCGCCGTCATAGCCTCGTCGACCGCAGCGTCGAGGCGGGTGCGGTCCTCGGGGGCGTAGGCGGTGACCGTGTGGTCGCCCAGCGAGACGGCCACGACGCCGACGGTGTACCCGGCGTCGGCGAGCAGCTCGCGCAGCAGCTCGCCGACCCGGTCGACGTCGTCCTGGCCTGCGGCGAGCAGGCCGAGTACCCCGACGTCCAGGGACTTCACGACCCACCGGCCCCGCTCGGTGGCGGACGGGTCGCCCGGGAGGGGCTCCCAGGTGGCGGTGGCGAGAATGGCGCTCACTGGGGCTCACCGCCCTCGCGGGCGTCAGCGAGCGGGAACGACCGGACCGAGTACGGCTCCGGCCGGTCGCGGCGAACATCAGCCGGGAACACGATCTCCCACGGCCCGGGGATCAGGCCGTACGCGGAGAAGTCGCAGCCGCGCCTGTTGGTCGCACTGGGCTTGGTCAGCGCTCCGAGGCTGCGGCCGATGCACTCCTGGCCAGTCCGACCGGGGTCGGCGCCGGCGGCCACGAACTCCGCGAGCGTCGCGACGTCATCGCAGTTCGGGCACCGGAATGCCCACTGCATCGGGTCGTCGCCGAAGCGCTCGCGGGCGAGCTGGTGAAGCTCGTCCTGGGTCAACTTGCGGTACAGCATCACGACCGCTCACCACGCTCGACGTCCTCGTCGCCGAACTGGTGGATCGGGTCGTCCACAGGACATCCGCAGACCTCCCAGTCCGGGCCGACCTCACGTACCCCGGTGTAGGTGTGCGGGCTGGCGAACGTCTCGGCCTGGCATGCGGCGTAGTGGTCCTCCTCGGGCCCGTCCAGGCTGAGGATCGGGCGCGTGGCCTCGCCGGCCTCCTTGGAGAGCCGGGGGTCACGGCTGAGCAGCGTGACCGGGCCGTAGCTGTGGAGCAGCCCGGCCTGCGTCATATCCACGGTGGGGTGGCTGTCCGCGTCGGTGGGGACCATCCGCAGCTGGAGGTTGTCCCAATGGTCGCTGTACTGCTGGCACAGCCAGCGGTCACCCCGGCAGTCCTCCCACAGGTCGCCCACCATGGGCGGCCACTGCGCCGGCGCGACGCGGGCGACCGTGACCCCGGCGGCGTTGACCGGGATACAGACCGGAGCCTGCGACCCGGTACGAACCAGGATCGTCGTGTCGGTCGTGTCGACGACGGTCGCGCCGCTGATTGCGACGTCGACGACCTCGCCGACCCGGAAGATCGAGGACTGTTGATCATCCCGATCATCGGTCGATGTTGATACGCTTGGGGCTCGTTTCATCAGGTAGCCTTTCTGGTGACTGGCGCTCCCACCGACGTTTCGCGGCGACTGTGGGGGCGCTGGTGTGCGTAGGGGGCCAGGACCGGGCGGCGGCGATCGCAGCGGCGCCGCCCGGCCGGCACGTCAGGCGGCGGCTCGCCTCAGCAGGTCGAGTGCGTTGATTCCGAGATGGCTGGCGATGTGATCGATATCGTCGGTATCCATTGCGACCTCGCCGGATACCCGGCGACTCACGAACTGCTGGGTCCGACCGAGCGCGCCAGCGAGTTCCGCCTGAGTGACCCGCCGGCGCCCCATCTCCGCCCTTACCTCAGCGGCGACGGCTGCCGTCAGCGACGTCTGCCGATTTGATGTTTCGCCGAGAGAAGCGTTCCTGCCCATGTCGACGTTTCTACACGCCTAGCGCGTAACAGTCAACACGCCTAGCGAGTAACTGGAGAGCCAATCTGGCACATCCGTTGCGGATACTGTTGCAATCACACGCTCAGCGGGAAACAATGCCGCCATGAGCATGACGGACCAGTCTGGTGAGCGGACCGCCCTCAGTGAGGCGGTCGCCGAGGAGATCCGCGCAACTCTGGCGCGACGGCGGATGAGTGCGAGCGCCCTGGCTAGGGCATTGGGTAAGAGCCAGACCTACGTCTGGCGCCGACTCTCCGGGGAGACGGCTTTCGACACCGATGACCTTGAGCGTATCGCCGGCGTGCTTCGCGTCGCAGTGGTCGATCTGCTGCCTGAGGATGTCCGTCAAGCCAGTCGCGTTACGGCCCGGTATCGCGATCCGGCCGCCAGTACCGATGGCGACGGTACGTTCGGACGACCTCCGTCGGGCGACAGCTCAGCCGTCCGGATGGATCCGCACCGGCGACCGCGCCGGGCCGCGCGGTGCCATCCGTCGATGCCGATCATGCAGACGGTAGCGGCATGATCGGCTATGGGTAACGACGACGATCTCATCGGCACCTACGTGGCATACCTGCGCGCCCTCGGGCGCGGCTCCCTACGCAGCATCGAGAGCAGCCTCCGCGCCGCGGACCGCTCACCGGAGCTGAGCCTCGGCCTGGAGTGCGCCAGCCAGGCGGAGCTCGTGACGCTGTTCGGCCGCCGTGGCAGCAACGGCCAACCCTGGTGGTCGCAGGCCACCAGGGGCGCCTACCACGCCCGGATCACAGGGTTCTTCCGCTGGGCAGTCGACGGCGGGTACCTCGACTGGAACCCGATGACCGGGTTCGATGCCCCATCCGTGCCCCGGGGCATACCGCATCCGGTCGGCGAGCACGAGCTGCACACGATCATTGGCGGCACGACCGGGTGGTGCCTGCTCGCCGCGGTGCTCGCCGCGTGGGCAGGACTGCGGTGCTGCGAGATCGCCCGACTCTGCGGCGCCGACATCACCGACCAGGCGCTGCTCGTGCACGGAAAGGGCGGGAAAACCAGGCTCGTGCCGATGCATCCGACGGTCTGGCGAGAGGTGGCGGACCTGCCGGCCGGCAGCGTCATGCGCTCCACCGGTGGCCGAGATGACGCCGACTGGATCTCGCGCACCGCCCGGTACCGGATCAGCCGGCTCGGCGTCACCGGCGGCCTGCACCGCCTCCGCCACCGTTTTGCCACCCGGATGCTCGCGGCGGGCGCCTCCACGCGACATGTCCAGGAGGCCCTCGGTCACGCGTCCCTGACCTCCACCCAGGTCTACACCGAGGTCACGCTCGTCGAGCTCGCCACATGGGTGGCGGCTCTGCCGGACGTCGCCCACGTGGAGCTGCCATGACCAGGTCAGGCGGCACGACGGGGTCGGCGGTACGGCTGTGGTTGCGCCGAGGCTGCGGGGCCGGGCGCCGAGAGCAGCTGCGCAGCCCCACCGGACGTGAGCTGTCCGGTGGCGACCAGGGCGTCGACCAGGGCCGTCAGGTCATGACTGGCAGTCGGTCGCGAGGGGCGCCGCAGCGCCTCCAGCCGGCCGCCCACGGCCTGGACGGCGGCGGCGAGGTCCTGACGCCAAACGGGCGTCAGGACGACGTCGACTATGCCGGCCTCTACCAGTGCTGCCAGTGCGGTGATGTCCTCGGAGACGGCGACGGGCCGCCAGCCGCGCTCGCGGCAGTAGTCCAGCATCGCGGCCAGCCGGCGGTCGGATGTCGGGCAGATGTGCAGCGCCGCGGACATGGTTGACCCCCTTCGCCGACCTGTCTAACGAGCGTTCAGCCCGGCCGGCGATCATCCATCTGTCCTGGCAGGGCTGGACTGTGAGCCCGGTTCGGACCTATCCGACATCATCTCGTGTAGAGGTTGGCGTCCACGACATGCCAGGACCGGCCGCGCCGCTCGGCGTCGCACTCCCATTCGCCACGGAGCAGTGCCCCGAACCCGTTCTGCGCGTCGACGTGCCCGGTCACGGTCCACAGCTGCTTACCACTGCCGTGACTGACGGACTCGTCGCCCGGCCACTGTGCGGACCCCGGAGATTTGAGAAGCTCAGTCACGGCCGTGCGGCACACCTTTACCAGCTTGCCCTTGGTTGGTCCCGTCGCCGCCCAGACTATGGCGCCGAGTGCGCTGGCCAGGATGATGACTACGGCGACGGTGATCGAGATCCATATGGCGCGGCGATGCTTGCGCCGCGGCGGTGTGGCTGGTGTCGCAGCCTCGATCGACGGCTCGAAAGGCACTGGCTGCGCGGGGATGGGCACATTGGACTGTGGGGTGGTCTGCTCCGTCATGCGGGCAGGGTGCCACAGTGGAGCGAGTCGATCACCACCCGTGAGGGTGACTACTCCCCGAGCTGCTCGGCGACGATCCGCTCGACGGCCTCGGCGAGCACGCGCCAGTGCCCTCCGCGCCCACCTCGCCCGGCGGTCTTCATGACCTCGCGGTGCTCGAACACTTCGCCGCTAACGCACCAGCGACGGATCGTCTCGTCGCTGGTGCCGAGACGCTCAGCTGCCTCGCCGGTGGTGAGCCACTTGCCACTGCCGACCACCGATAGTCCTCCCAGCCCACGTACCCCACGGATTGATCCATGGTTGCAGACCATCGTGGCTACTCGCTGGATCGAGGCTCGACGCGCTATCGTGTAACCCACATAGCCCACATTACCCACACAGTGAAGGGATCGGTATGGCCACGCGCATCGACTGGCACCAGGTCGCGACGACCACCCTGGGGATCGTCGCGGGGACCGTCGCGAGCCTCGGAACCGTCGCCGTGGCGGTCGCCGGATTCACGCTCAGCTTCGACGCGATCCGGGCCGTGGCGGTCGCCGCGCACGTCCGACCGTCATGGGCATGGCTCATGCCGCTGTCGGTCGACGGTGCAATGTCGGTCGCCACCGTGGCGGCCGTCGTCCTGCGTCGGCTCGGCCGCCGCCCCGCGTACCCGTGGCTCGTCGTCCTGTCGGGCGCCGCGATCTCCATCGCCTGCAACGCGCTGCACGCACGTGGCGGTCACCCACTCGGCGAGCGGGCTGCCATGGCGGTATCTGCCATCCCGCCCGTCATGCTCGCCCTGTCGGTGCACCTGCTCGTCGTCCTGGCGGTCGCCGTGGCGGACCGCGTGACCGCCACGGTTGGCGCCGCCAGCCCGGAAATGGCTCTAGCAGCGCAGGCACCGCCCGTGTCGGTGGCGGAAGTGGCGGACCGACGGGACGAAACGGCCTCCGGCGACGACGAGGCGGACGCCGCAGAGGACGCCAGTCACGCCGTTGCTCCGACAGCCCAGTGGCGCCCTACCGTCGCGCTAGCGGCCGTCCCGACACTGTCAGGCGCCGGCGCGCATCACCCGGTTGGCGGCCGCCACGCCGGTACGCATGGCGACCTAGCGGACCGTCGGTCGACCGCCGACATCGTGGCAGACCTTCATCGACGTCATCCCGACGCGACAGCCGAGCAGATCGCCGAGATGGCGGGCCGCTCGGTGCGGACCGTCGAGCGGTACCTGCCCGCCGCCCGCCGTGCTCGACAGATGACCGCCACTACGCACGACCGCATCAACGGCACAGCGGTAGCCGCCAGCAACTGACTCGATATGCGGGGGCGTCGCGCCCGACAAGACCGCCGCCCCCGCCACCTACAAGAGGAGCCCCCAGTGTCCCTTACCGCCATCGCCCAGCGCGACGACGTCGAGCTGGCAAGCGTGACGCCCGTGACCTTCACGGATCTCGAGGAGACCGCTCAGGCTGCCGCCGCCATTACTCGCACATGCGGCGCGGCGCGCATCCTCGGCCTGCCCGACGAGCAGGCGCTCGCGTTCGGTGAGCGCCTCGGTGAGCTGCTCGCCGAACGCGTCAGCCCGTGGGCAGCACCCCCCGCCGCGGTCACTGCGAGTAGCGGAAGCGGTGTCAGGTGTCAGGGGGTGACACCCCCTGACGCCATAACCGCCCCCGGAGTCTCGCCGTGGTCAACGCAGGTGTCAGCCCCCTGACAGTCAGGGGGCTGACACCTGACACCTGACATTACGCAGCGTCACGACGGAGGGAGCATCATGGCGCAGCCAACCACCCAGCAGCAGCCCGGCGGCACCCAGCCGCCAGCGCCGCGGCGCCGCCGGCCACGTACCCCGGCATGGCTGCAACGCCCCCCGGTCGTCGTCTGCACCGTGCTCCTGGTGGTCGTTGTCGAGCTTGCCGCGTATGCCCTGCTCGGGTGGCTGTGGTGGCTCGTCGCCAACGCCGCACTCGGGATCGTGGCGTGGTGCGGCATCCTCGCGTGGCGCCGCAAAGGTAAGGGCGGCCTGCTCGATCGGATCCTCGGCGCGCTCTTCCCCGGGCGTGGCGGCACCGCGAGCCGCACGTCCAGCAAGACCAGCCGGACCGGCCCGGCCGGTGGTGGCAAGGGTGGTCCGCTGTCGCGCCTGCTCGGCGGCGGTCGCGGCAAGGGCGTAGGTGGAGGGTCAGGGAGTCCCGGGCGGGGCGCACTCGGCAAGCTGCTCGGCGGCCGGGGCAAGGGTGCCGGTAGGACCGCTGGCGCCGGCGGTGGCGGCGGCAGGACCGGGAAAGGCGGACCGCTCGGCAAGCTGCTCGGCGGCCGGGGCACCGGTGGCGGCGGAAAAGGGCTGAAAGGCGGTTGGGGTACCGGCGGCTCCTGGTGGCCGTTCGGCGGCGGTCGCGGCAAGAACGCCAAGAGCAAGAGCGGGAAGGCCGGCCAGCCGTGGTGGAAGACCCTGTGGGACCAAGGTCGGGCGGGCCTCGACGCTGCGATGGATGACGATGCCGAGCGGCAGCGGCGCCGCGCCGAGAGGCGCGCCCAGGCTGCCGACGGAAAGCGCGCCCGGTCCGCCGATGGGAAACCGAAACCGGGCCGCGACGGCGACAAACCGGCATCAGCGACCAGCACGCGCGACCAGCAGGCCGCGTTCATACAACCGCCGCCGGCAGGGCGGCCGAAGGGAGACAGCATGTATACCGAAGGTGCGTCACTGTTCCGATTTGGGCGGAACCTACCGAAAGTCTCCGAGGCGCTCAGCGAGCACGCAGCCGAGGTCCGCAGGCACGAAGAGCAGCTCGCCGCGACGGTCAGAGGGTTGCAGCAGCTCGCCACGCAGGCAGACTCCGAGCTGCCCGCGGACAAGGCCCTTGTCGCCGAGATCGAGTCGATCAAGTCCAAGCTGGGCACTCTCCTGTCCAACCCATACTCGGCGAAGCTCGCACGGCTCGCAGCCGAGGCTGAGGCCCTACCCGGCAAGTACCGGGCAGCACACGCCGACGACGAGGCCCGGCTCACCGGTCGCCGGGGCGGCGTTGACGCAGAGAAGCGTGCCGACGTCGCCGCCGGCCAGGCGGACACCTGAGCCAGTCCCCCCACCGGCCCCGGAGTGTCGACACTCCGGGGCCGGCCAACAACCCGCGAGGTGACCCGAGATGCATCAGCATCAGCACGAGCCCGGATGGAACGCGCCGTATGTGGTCGGTGCGACGATGCTCGCCGCGGTCGCGGTAGGGCTCGCCGCCGATATCGCAGCCCTGCCCTGGTGGTGGCCTGCCGCGGCCGGGCTGGCAGTCGCCGGTGTCCTGACGCTCGTTGCCGTCCGCAACCGTGCCCACCGGTGGCGTGCCACAGGTCTCGCCGCGTGGCTGGCCGGATGTGGACTGTGGGCATCGTGGGTCGTCACCCACGGATGGACCCGGGAGGCCGTCGCCGACCTGGCGGTCTCCGCCCTTGTCGCCGCGGTCGCGTCGATGCTGCTGCCCCGCGCGGACGGTGTCGACCTGGCCCGGCCACGGAGGATCCAGGAGGTTGAGTCGCTACTCCAGCCGGCCGCGGGCGGCAAGATCGAGCTCACGGACATCGAGCCCTGGCCGGGCCGCAAGAGGGACGGCGTCAGGTACCACCTCGACCTCAACGGGATGACACTGCACGCGCTCAGCCTGCGCTGTGACGCCATCGCCGGAGCGCTGAAGCTGCCGCCCGGATGCACCGTGAGCGCCGAGGAGGGCCCGCACCAGGGGGCGGCGGTCCTCGACGTGATGCTCCGCGACTGCCTCGCAGAGACCCGGACCGTCGAGGAGCCAACCGGCCCGGCATCAATCTACGACGAGTTCGCGGTGATGCACGACGCCCGCGGCAACCCGGTCACGATCTGCCTGCGCCTGCTGTCGATGGTGCTCGGCGGCGCCCCGGACATGGGCAAGACCACGCTGCTCCGGCGGGTCATCATGCACCTCGCCCGGTGCCGGGACGCCCTCGTCTGGGTCATCGACCTCAACGGTGGCGGCCTGGCCGTCCCGCTCGTCGAGCCGTGGGCCCGCGGCGACGCCACCCAGCCGGTCGTGGACTGGGTGGCGGGCGACGAGTACGAGGGCGCCGTCATGATCGCGACAGCGCTGGCGGTCGCACGGGACCGCAAGACCTCTGCCGAGGCCATCCGCCGGCGGCGGGAGCATCGCACCAACACGCTGCCGCTCGACGAGGAGCTGCCCGCGATCGTCGTGATCGGCGACGAGGGCGGCGAGATCGGCAAGGCGACAGCCCTGCTCGGCGCGGCCATCCGCGACGGACTGTCCTCGTACGCACAGATCGGGCGCGAGGTCGGCGGCCGGGCCATCATCAGCGTGCTGCGCGGCACCGCAGACCTGCTCGACAAAGGGCTGCGGATCGTCGCAGCGATCAGGGTCTGTCTGACGATGACCGAGCAGGACGAGTACGCGCACATTCTCGGGGTCACCCCGCCGTCGACCCGGCTGCGGCACCGAGGATCCGGATGGATCATCACGAATATCGGTCAGCGCCCGCGGCTCGCCCGGTCCGCGGACGTGCCGCCGGAGATCCTCGAACGGCACGCGGTTGCCACAGCGCGGTACCGTCCGCGGCTCGACGCACGTGCCCAGCAGGTCGCGGCGCAGCTCACCGTGTCCGCGGTCCTCGGTGGCCGCGACCCGCGCGACCACATCGACATCGCACGGCATCCGACGATGCGGGATGTCGCCGCCGGCCGGGCGTACGCCGGACGGTGGGACCGGTACGCGCCGAAGCTGGCCGAGATGCGCGGCGAGGAGCCGGCGCCGGCGCCGGTTGCTGCACCGCCGGCGGTTGACCAGCCGACCGTGGCCCCGGCCGGCAGCGCCCGTGAGGCGCTGCTCCTCGGTACCGGCATCGTCGCCGACCGCCCGTCAACCGTGGACCCGCAGCAGGTGGCGGGCGTCGTGGCGACGCAGACCCGACAGGAGACCACGAGAGAGCGGATCATCGGGATCGTCCGCGACGCGTACCCGGCCGGTCTGACGTCAGGTCAGATCGGCCGGCAGCTGGCGGAGCGTGGTGTTGACGTCGCCCGTCAGACCCGGCAGGACCTGCTGCGCCAGCTGGTCGAGGTGGGTGCCCTGGACCGCGGCGATGGTAGTACGTACGTCCATCGGCCGTAATCAGGCAGCTTGGGTGCCGAAGTCACGCTCATATGAGCTGCGCAGCTCATATGAGCGCTGCCCCTCGGCGATCCCGAGGTCGACCCGACGACGAATCTCAGCCGGGTCGACACCCGCAGCTGCTGCGAGCATCGCAAAATCCGCGCACCGGTCGACATAGCGAGCGACCGCGGCGTCGACCTCCTGCTGCGTTGGCATACACACAGAGTACCGGCACGGTACGACAGGAGATAGGAGACCGCGGTGGCTCGCGCTGGTCGTGATCGGGTGACGGAGTTTCGTACGTCCGAAACTGTGCTAGATTTTGGACGTACGAAACAACGAACGACGGAGGACACGATGACTGGCAGCCGCACCGACATCAGCGTCACCAACCGCCCAGACGGCCACGAGTACTACCTCGTCCTCCGCGCCCGCGTCAGCGTCAGCCAGCACGCTACCCGCGAGTCGGGCGCGCACGTCGACATCTACGACGTGCGCGCCACCGCTTTGGTCCCACCGGTCGAGGTGCCGGCCGGCGACACGCAGATCGTCATCCCGCTGGGCCCTATCACCAAGGGCGAGGCTGGGGACGTATGCGAGCGCGTCGCCGCGAGCGGCCTGCTGCAGGCGGCCTTCCAGGCCCACACGGACCGTGGCTGCACAAACGCCAAGGTGATCGGCCAGGACGCCGTCAGTGCGATCCGGACCCTGGCAGCCAGCCGCACCAGCGCTCCCGCCGAGGTACGCCACAGCACCGGCCGTCCCTCGATCGGGCCGAAGATCCAGGTCCGCATCCCCGAAGAGCAGCTCGACGAGCTGACACGCCGCGCCGAGCTGGCTGGCATCGACCGGACTGAGCTGATCCGCAGGTACGTGACGGCCGGACTCACACAGGAGCCGGAAGGACTGGGCCCGGAGCAGCGCACGGAGATCCTCGCCTACGCACAGCTCCTCGCCTCTCACGGCGCTGTGCGCCGTGAGGATGTCATCGCCGACGTCCTCACGAAAATGGTCTCCGAGGACCATGGCTCCCGACCGGGCCGTGGTCAGATAGAGGACTACGCCGCCCAGCTGGCCAGCTGGGTACTGGCGAACACGGAGACACTCCCGCGCTGGAGTGCGTCACCTCGGTACCGGCTCGCGGACGTCGTGGTCCCGTTGGGGCCATACTCGGATCTCGACCAGGAGCTGGTAGACGCAGCGATGCAGGCCGCGCAGTGGGTAGCGCGGTGGTCATCCGAGCGGTGGCCGTCGGACACCCTGCGGCCCTGACCCCCGCACACGACGAAGCGCCCCCGCCCCGGGATCACCGGGACGGGGGGCGTACTCGTTCGGGTGACACTACAGCAAGTCTGATGTATTACAGCGTTTCTGCTGTATGCTGTGAGTATGACAAGCGACATGACGATCACCGGCCCCATCCACCCCTTCGTCCGTCACACCCGCCGCGTCGCCCTCGACCGCAAGCGCGCCATCGAGCGCTGGACCAACACCGCCACCGCAATCCGCCGGCACCAGCACCTCAACGGCGACTCCGACGAAGGCGTCTACCAGGTCTCCGCCCCCGGCTCCTGGCGGTACGTCGGTACCTCCGAAGACAGCCGACACCTGGTCGGCCAGGTCGGCTACTACGCCATAGCCGCCCGCGGTGGCGCCGAGCAGCTCGCGCTCCAGCTCGCCGGCGTGGCCGGGCAACACGAGCGCGCCGAGGCACTCCATCAGGCGGCATGGGCGGCAGCTCCCATGATCGCCGCCACGCTCGGACTCGGCATCGCTGCCGGAACGATCACATGGGACACAGGGGAGACCGTGGCGGACGCGGCACTCCGCATCGCCCGCGATTCGGCTCTGCGCCTCCTTGACCAGCCAAACCCCGACACCCGGCTGATCAAGGCTCGGGACATCTACCGGGTTACGTTCGCCGACTACGACCCGCCCGAGATCGCCCGCATGTACCTCGACCGACGCGACGCCATCGCTGCCACGCTCAGCGAGCAGGACATCGAGTGGGGCGGCGCACTCCTGGACGCGCAGCAGGCCGCCGAGCGGGCCCGCCTCTCGGCGTCTGGCTGGCGCTCCCACGTCAGCCGCGGCGAAGGTCCAGTGGCAGACGAGGACAGGCGCTGGCGTGTTGCCACCGTAGACGCGTGGCGGCTGTCTCGACCTCGGGCGGCGGCCACCGGATGGTGACCTACCCCAGCAACGACGAGGCGCCCCCGCCCCGGGATCACCGGGACGGGGGCGCATCACTACGGAGGTGTCTCCCATCCCGGGGGTCAGAGGATGGGAGACGTCCAACTGCGGGGACAGCTGTCTACGGGGGTCAGCCAGGCCACGGATCGGATGGCGTCCACCAACCGAGCGAGAAATGCCCCGCCAGCCAGATCATGACAAGCGCGATCACGGCCCGGATCGCCCACACCAGCGGGGTCGGCCGCGGGTCGTCGACACGGGCGATCTTCCAGACGTGCTCGGACAGGGTGTCGCCGGACTTCTTGTTCAGCAGGGCTACCAGCTCGGTACCGCCGCCAACGAGCGCCAGGATCACCCAGATCGCGGTGTACATCAGACCCGCGGCGGCCAGTACGCGCCGAAGAACGGCGTGCCGACCATGTGAGGGTGCGCCTCGTCACGCTGTACGTGCGCCTCGGCGAGAGCCTCGGGCGACTCGTACAGCTTGATCGAGGTCTTCCAGTCGATGACGTCGCCGTCGAGCAGCACCCGAACGTTGAGCAGCTCATCTGACCACACGCGGGTGATGATCGCGGGCGCGACGTCGGCGCCGTTGTTGCACGTCCGGTCGACCGGGACGATCACGATTCGACCGAGGCTTGGCTTCTGCATGATGCTCCTCATCTCAGGTGTGGGCTCGCGATGTGATCGTCGAGGCGGCGCCCCTGGTCCCGGACCAGGGTCCGGATCTCCACCACGACGTCGTGCAGGCTGCCGCCATGGTCGGGCGACAGCTGCCGCCTGATCCCCTCGATACCGATCTCCAACGCGTCCAGGCGGTCGAGTGCGGCCGGCGTCACCCCGTCTCCGACGATGCGGTTGACTGCCCGCCGAGTCCGGCGCTCGCCCCGGACGATCAGCAGCGCGAGACCGGAGACGGACGTCACCGCGCCGGCGGCCGCCGACGCCGCACCGACGATCTCCAGCGGTGTCATGGCGTCAGAGCATCCGACTCCGCGCCGGCCGCCGCGACCCGGGACGCGATGAGCAGGTCGAGGCGGCGCTCGACCTCTTCGAGGCGCTCGCCGACGATCGTGGCTGCCTGGGATGCCGCCGCGGCGCCGACCGCGGCGAGCTGATCCTCGGACAGCGCTGCGGCCGGGCGCGCGGCCAGCTGGGCGACCTGGGCCGACATCGCGTTGAGCTGCGCCTGCGCCTTGACCGGCTGGCTCCAGGTCTTTTCCTTGCCTTGCGCCAGCGCGCGCAGGATCTCGATGGTCTCCGAGAGCCAGGCATTCTGCTGGTCGGTGAGTGCCACGTCTCCTCCGATGGTCCACGGGCGGCGGTCGTCCGCCCGGGCGTCTGCCACCACGGACAGGTGCAGGTGGTTGGTGTGCGGGTCGGACCCGTCGTAGTCCGTCCACTGCCACCCGTGCTCCGGGCCCGTGATGAGCCGGTTGGCGATCACGTACGAGATCCGGTCGTCCCTGCTCTCCACGAGCGCGTCGGACAGGGCGTCGATGTCGCAGCCGTGCGCCGGGTCGTGGGTGACGTCCAGGGCACGCACGACGCCGGCCGAGTCGGGGTTGTGGTCGGAAACCTGCGCCTGGTGTGCCGCGTCCCCGATCGTGCCGTCACTCGCCCTGGACCGGTCTGGGTACGCGGCGTCGAGCTGATGTTGCAGCGTCAGCAGGCTGGCCGCGACGCGCCAGCTCACTGGATCCTCCCGAGGGGTACGGCGTCCGACATTCGCACGGCCCCGACCCACGAGGGGTGGACCGGGTCGCCGGGGCGCATCCATGCCGGGTCGGCCCACCCGTCCGGGCGGCGGAGCACGGCGTCGACGTCGACCAGGTCGTCCGGGTAGGTGGCCCGTAGCCAGGTGTTGACGCGCTCGCGCTGTGGTCCCCACCACCAGTAGGACGGCCACTGGTCCTCAGTCCGCGGCGGGATCGTGCACAGCAGCATCCGCACCCCGGCCGCGGCGGCCTGGTCGACGAGCTGGGTGTACGCCGCCTGCAGCACGTCGTCGCCGAGGCTCCGGCCGAGGTCGTTGGTGCCCGCCAGGACGATCACGGTCGAGGGGTCCGCGGCGAGGATCCCGGCCCACCGGCCCACCAGCGGCGCACCCGCGCAGCCGGTCGCGACCAGGCACATGCCGCCCTCCGTGACCGTGGACATGCGGGCATGGTCCTGCCCCCAGGTTCGGTCCGCGATCCGGTCGGCGATGCGGACACCGCCGCCCTGCCAGCCTCCGTCGGCGATGCTGTCGCCGGCGAGGACCACGCGCGTCGGCGCGGCCGCGGCGGTTGGGGCACCGGAGGTGACGATGGCCACGACCAGGAGTGCGGCGAGGACCGCCGCAGTACGGCGGATCATGCGACCGGCACGGTGACGTCCGGAGCCCGCTGTGGGCGGCTACCGTCCGCGCCCACCCAGACGCGCAGCTGCCAGCCCATCCGGTCCTCCGGCAGGTACTGGGTGACAGCCGGGACCAGGCCGGCGGACATGAGCTCCGCAGCTGCGCGGGCGCAGTCGTCACCGTGATGGGTGATGTCGCCAGCGGCGGCTGTACCGAAGGCCCGCATCGTGCCGCAATCATCGATGATCTCGTATGTCCAGCCAGTCACCTGTCACACCCCGATATCCGTGATGATCAGCGAGTTGTTGGAGTTGACAGCGTTGCCGGCGGACACCGTGCCGGACCCGCCGTAGCGGACGACAAACAGGCCCCATGTGCGCTGACCTGCGGCAATACCGGATGCTTCATAGCTGAACGTCGCTGGGACCACGTAGTTCCCGGCCGACGTGCCGGTCACGTCGTACGCCAGCGTCCCCGTGTTCGTGACGCTGGCACCGGCCGCGTGGCGCAGCCGCAGCGCGACGTTGTCGCCGGCCGTGTTGGACGAGTACATGCTCGACACCGTCACCAGGTAGCGGCGGCCCGCGAGCATCGTGACGGTCGTCGACGACCCGGACACGATCGTCTCCGTGGTCGTCGCGGACGTCTGAGACGTCCAGGTCGAGGATCCTAGTTTCAGCGACGCGGGAGATACCCAGTTGGTACCGTCCCAGACCTGCAGCGTGTTGGTGTCCTTGAGGTACGACACCATGCCCTCGTCGCCGGCACCCAGCGCTGCAAGTGCCGCGGAGCGTGCGGCTGCAGAGGCGAAACGCAGCACCACAGAGTCGCGGACATCGAGGCCCCACTGCTCCGTCACGGCCCCCGGAACGACCGGAGTCAACGCCGAATAGTCGCCGCCAGCCATAGCTTCCCCCTCAGCCCGGTACCCATTTGCATGCCGTCGGATCCGATGACGACGTCCCCCAGGTGCCAAAACCCCAGAGCGATCCGGAGTACGAGTACGGCACCGTCGCATCCGTCAGCTTGAATGTGACCCGCCACCTGCCGCGTACGTCCCAGTCGTGCGAGATCCCAGCGATGTGGCATGGCCGGGTGACGGTGTAGCCGCCTGGCGCATGCCGGATGTGCTGGACCAGGTCGAGCTCGCGCAGCGACAGGATCGTCGGCAGCCGGGTGCACGACAGGGCGCGCGGCGCGACGGTCACCTCGGTGACCGCGTCCGATGCGACGGAGTCCAGCGCGACCCGCATCTTCGCGGACGTCAGGGCCTGCGCGTCGGTCTCACAGACCAGGTCGCTGCGTTTCGTCCAGAGCCCGCCGCCACCGACCAGGGCCGACGCGGACGTGTCCCGGTACGCCTGAGCCGTGCCGCCGCCCACCCGCTGATAGATCGCGCCGGTGTGCAGGCTCGTGCCGGGCGGTGTCTTGCGGTACGTGATGTACGGGACCTGTGTGACGTCGCCCAGTACGACCTGGTCGGTAAAGGTGGCCTGCACGGTGCCCGACCGTGTGTCCTCGATGAGGCAGCGCCCGTCGCGGGCGACGATCGTGCCGGATGCGTCCACCCACACCCGGGCGAGGGCACCCTCGGATGCCGCGGTGAGCGCCACCTCCTGCAGGACCTGTGTCGTGAGCGTCGTGGCCTGCATGGTCGTGTTGCCGACGTCGCAGTCGCGGCCCCCGCGATGCCCGGCCGCGTCGAGGATCCGGTGCAGTCGCGGCCCGAAGTGGTCACCGGCGCCCGCGGATGCTGCGCCTGGTGCCGGGGCGAGGGCCAGCCGCGCCCACTCGTCCCTGAGTGGCAGGCCGACCAGGGCGGCGCCGCCACTGGCGGGCGCCGGTGACGGCGAGGCGTCCTGCCACGTGCCGGTCAGCATGGTGGCGACGTCGTAGGTCACGCCGGCGTAGCCGATGCGGACCCGGGCCGGCCGCCACGGCAGCATGCTCGACAGGCCACCGACGACGTACGGGCTGCCCGGGTTGTCCCCGGACAGGTACCCGTCCTGGTTGGTCAGGGACACCTGGCCGGTACCGCCGCCCCAGGTGGAGTCGTCGCGGAACACGCGGCTCGTCGACCAGCGCCGCAACCGGCTGGAGAGGTCGACGTAGCTCGCGCCGGGGCCCCACTGCCCGAGGCCCCACCCGTACGCCTCGACGCCCCACTGCGCGTACGGGCCGCCGGCGGTGGCGAGTGCAGCCTCGAACGACATGGTGATGCCGTCGAGCCACACCGTGCCGGTCATCCTGACCGCCCGAGCGCGTACTGGACGTCGCCGCCGGCGGCGTCCACGGCGGCCCGAACGATGTCCACCACCAGGTCGTCAAGGCGGGACCCGCCGGAGTCGATGCGCAGCACCACGGGCGCTGAGCTGGACGACGCCGGCGTCCCCCACGGGGTCGGGTCGGACCGGGTCGGCACCCGGGGCAGGATCACGCCGTCGGTCTTCGGCACGAACAGCTCCGGGCGGTCCTCGCCGACCAGGTACGTCTCGCCGGCGCGCACCGGCCCGCCGGCGGAGCGCCCCTTGTTGATGATCCGCTGCGCGTTGTTGATCTGGCTGGCCGTCATGCCGGCGGTGTTGCCGCCGGCCGCCGCCATCACGGCCCGCGCCGCATTAACATCGCCGTACACGCTGACGTTGACCCGGTAGGCGAAATCCAACGTCCCCCTCGGCAGCGCCGCCAACTGCGCGATCAGCGCATTGACCTGACCGGCGTCCATGCCGACCGCGGCAGCATGGTCACGGATCTGCGCGATCGCCGCCGCCCTGGTCGCGTTCGCCGCGGCCTCGGCGCCGGACGCGTTGCCCGTCGCGATGGCCTTCGCGTACTCCGCGTCGGCGGACCGCCCGGCCGCATCGATCATCTGCTCAAGGATCTGGATGTTCGAGCGTCCGGCCTCGGTGTTGATATCCAAGGTCGTACCGTGGCTGGCGACGGAGCCCTTCAGCCGGTCGTAGCCCTCGGCGAGTGCCAGGTTCGAGTCGAACAGCGTCTGGTTGGAGCCACTGATCGTCGCCCGGGTCGACTCGGCGCGCTGGGCGAGGTCGGCAAACGCGTCCTCCATGGCCTGCAGCCCGGCGACAGCCTCCTGAGCTGCAGGGTCCGTGCGATGGACCTCGTCATTGAGCCGGACCAGAGTCCCGTGCAGGCCCTCGGCGTCGCCTGCCATGCCGAGCAGCCCGGTCATGCCGGCGGCGTCCGCCAGCTCGTAGACCTTGCCGAGCCCGCCGGCGATCGCGCCGACCGACACGACTGCACCCTCGGCGGCGGTTAGCAGGTCCTGCATTGCCCTGGCTGCACCATCCGCGCCGACCGACGCCGCCGACAGCGCGCCGGAGATCGCCTCGCCGACGTCCGGCAGCTCGTCCGCGAGCGCCTCGACCGGTTTCACCGCGGCCTCGGCGGCGGTCCGGATGCCCGGCATGGCCCGCTCAGCCAGGCCCATCAGACCCTGCTCAAGCGGACCGACCGCGTCCGCCAGAGGGACGATCGCGCCAGCGAGGTCGAGGCCGCGCAGGCGCTTGTCGGCGTCGTCGAGCGCCTCGATGAGCGGAGCGCGGAACCTCTGGCCGGCCTGCTCCAGCACCACGCCGCCGGTCTCGGCAAAACTGGACCACGCCGCCTTGACCTCTGGCGCCCGGAACGCGCCGGCGATCCCGGCGGCGATCCCGGCGGCGCCGACGCCGAGCATGATGCCCTCGGTGACAGCGGCGCCGATCAGTGGCGCCGCGGCGGCTGCGGCGACGCCGAGCCCCGGGCCGAGCGAAGCGACCCCAGACACACCACCACTGAGCGCCGACCCGAGGCCGCGCGTGCCGGAGGCCAGGTCATCGGCGAGCCCGCGCAGCCCCGAGCGGGTCTCGCTCAGCTCGCCGCGCATCCGGCTGAGGGTCCGCAGCATGGACGCCTCGCCGCGGATCTCCGGGATGAGGCTGACGTCGCCGGTGCGGTCGAGCTGGCGGATCAGGTCGGCGTGCCGGGCTCGGGTCGTGTCGATCGCCGCCGCGAGCCGGCCGGCACCGCCTGCAGCCTGGCCCATCTGGTCGCCGAGCTCGTCGACGTCCCCCGCCGCGTCGCGGGCCTCGTCGCCAAGCTCGTCGAGCGCGTCGCCGGCGACGGCGGACGCGGCCGTCGTCTTCGCCGCAGCCCGGCCGGCCTCGTCGAGGCGGGCGGCGAGCCGTTCGAGGGCGGTCGCGGCCTTGACCGGGGTGGTGGTCGCTCCGCGATCGCCGACGTCGATGTCGAACCCGACTGTGCGCGCCACGCTACTCACCCCCCTGCGCGTCGTGGATGGCGTCGAGCTGCTCGCGGTACCCGGCCCACTGTGACCAGGTCAGCCGGCGCACGTGGTGCGGGTGCAGGTGCAGCCAGTAGGAGGCGAGCACCTCGTACTGGTGCACCTCGGCGAGGCTGAAGGTCAGGCGCTCGACGGCTCCTGCGTGGTCGGCGAGGCTTTTCCCTCGTCGCCCTCGCTCTCGCCATCAGCGCTGGGCGTGAGGTGCGGCAGATACGTCTTGATCTTGATTTCGCCCCAGGGGGTTGGGCGGCCAGCCTGCCGCAACGCCAGCCACACCGCCGACAGGGTGACGACCGCGTCCCACCCGGCCGGCGGCAGCGTCAGCCCCAGGATCAGGCCGCGGGGCGTGAGTCCAAGCCGACGCTGGATCTCGACCGAGTCGCCGATCTCGACCTCGCCCAGGTCGAGCACGAGCTCGTCGACGTCGAGGCCGAGCAGCTCAGCGTTGGCGCCCCCGAGCGGGATCCGCACCGTCAGGTCGTCAGGCATGGTCAGCCTCTCTCCAGCTGGTCGGCGACCCGATCAACGGCGGCACCAACCTCATTGATGATCGTCGGCGTGTAGGCGTCGACTGGCCGCGACCACAGGCCGGGCTGCACCTGCGTGGTGGACCAGACCGCCCCCTGCCCGTACACCGGATGGCGCAGCGCCCCGCGCGCGTCCAGGGCACCGATGTCGCGGAGCTTGCGGCGGCCGCGGGCCGAGCCGCGCACGCGAGCCCGGATCCAGCCGCCACGGCCAACCGTGGCCACGACCCGCAGCGCCGCCGCAATCACCGGGGCGTACCGGGCCGGCAGTACCCGCGCCATCTCGACCTGCACCCGCGGCCGCAGCCCGGCCGGGATGCCCTGCAGCTCCCTGATGACCGCAACCTCGATCCGGTCCGGGGTGGCACGCAGGTCCGCCGCCGCCTTGCGGAGCCGCTCGGCCCCGCCGACCCGGTAGGTGAGCACGTCAGTTCGTGCCGAGCGTGACGGCACCCTCGACGTGGAAGTCTGCCTTGTAGCGCAGGGCAGACTTCACGTCGGCATCGACCACATAGGACGTACAGCGGCACTCGCCGGTGTACTTCGGGTAGCTGGTCGCCGTCCCCAGCGGCGAGTACTCGAAGCTCTGCGTCGTGGACAGGCCGGGCAGCCCCGAGATCACGGTGTGCGAGCCGGTGTCCGCGGTGTTGTCGTACGGACCCTCCAGGCTGAACGAGTTGTCCGGCAGGCCGACCACGGTCTTCCCGCCCGCGTCGCCGGACGCCGTGACGTCGTCCGTGGGGTACCCGCCAGGCAGGCCGGTCACCTTCGAGACGCCGGTGAGCTGCCGCAACGTCGTTGCTGCATCGTCGAGCTTGAACACGAAACTTTTGCCGTGCGCAGTGGCCACGATGACCTTCCTTTCTGATCATGCCGATCACCCGGCCGAGGCCGGGTACGCAGAGATGAGGTCAGCGACGGGCGAACGCGACCGCGGGGGTGCAGGTGCCGGTACCGGTGACGTCGACGGTCGCGCGCAGGTACTGGTCGACCGCGGTACCGGTGGCGACCACCACCCGCTCCGAAGTAAGCCCAGTGGCGGTCGCGAACGTGACGAGGTCAGCCCATGTCGAGTTGTTGGCGGAGTGCTGCACCTTGACGACGACGTTCGTCAGCCCGGAAAACGCGGACAGGTGCAGCGCCGCGACGCCGCCATTCGCGGTAGCCGCCCCGTGGTTCACACTGGCCGCGTTCGCGTCGGCGGTCTCGGCCGTCAGACCGTGCAGCACCACGCCCCAGTCGACTCCGGAGTCCGGCAGGGCCTCGATTGCCAGCGGCACCACGGCGTCATGTGAGGCATCCGCCAGGAACCCCGTCTGGTCACACACGGCCATCAGCGCGGTTGCGCCGACCGCCGTGCCGTCCGGGCATGCCGTGACCAGCAACGCGTTCTCGGCTCCGGCCGCCGCGACGGCCTCGGCTGCCAGCGACGTAGTGGCACTGTCCAGATAGCCCTTGAGGGAGATCGATCCGGCGACGATGCCAGGCTTGGTTGTGCCGCCAGCCGACAGGAGGTTGGTCTCGTCGGCGAGTGGGCACGTCTTCGCCGTCGACCAGCCTCGCAGGTCGCCGGAGACGTGCCGGTCGTTGACGAGGATCCGCGAGTCCTTGCTGTGAGCGGTGGCCATCAGCCCTGCACCTCCACGTGGACAGTGACGCCGTAGTAGACGGCCTCGCCGACGGAGTACTGGCCGTAGCCGTCGATCGCGACCAGGACTGCCCAGTCGCAGACTCCACCGAGGGTCGGATCCGACTCGATCGCCGTCTTCAGGCCGCCAGTGGTGCCAGACAGATACGCGTCGAGCGCCTGCTGACCACCACGATCGTCAGCGCGGGACACGAGGAGCCGGCAGGTCACCGCGACCGCGTCGGTTGACCGGTCGTTCGCCTCATCGAATGCAATCGCTATCTCGACCGAGAAGAACGCCGGTACTGCGACCGCGTCTGGTGCGTACGCGGTGCAGGTCAGCCCGGAGATGGTGGCCGCATTGGCGGCTAGGCCGGTGCGGATGGCGGCGATGTCCATTAGCCGACCCCAGCAGGCAGGTACGCGGCGAGCAGATCCGCCACGTCAGGGTCGATGCGCGACACCCGAACGACGCCCCACTCGGCCGACCCGAGCACGCCCTCCGGGGAGTCCTTGCGCTTGTACAGCCGACCAGCCTGCAGCAGACATGCCTGCTCGACCTGCACCGGCACCGCGGGCCAGCCCCACACGGCAGTGACCCGGACCTGACGTGTCGTCCACGACGACAGCGGCCGGCGCAGCCCGATAATGGGAACCCCGAGCGCTGCGGCGTTGGGTGGCTCGGTCTCGTAGCTGGTCACCGCGGTCCAGCCGCCGGTGGCGTCGCCGACCTCGACGACGATCCCGGACGCGGTAGAGATCTCGTCGACGAGCAGCAGCTGCCCGTCCGGGTCGTCGACGACGTTGCCGCGGACGGTGTACACGCGTGCGGTAGCGGCCGCGTCGACCCCGAAACCTGGTGTCGGGCGGCCGGTACGGGAGTCGATGCCCCGGGATGCGGCCGACAGCGCCCGCGAGAGCAGCGCGTCCCGGGTGGTGTCCGTGATGCCCAGTGACGTCTTCAGGTCGGCCAGGTCCGCGTAGACCGTCTCGGCCGTCACATACACCGTCGCCGACGTCGAGACCGGGTTGCCGCCGGACGTCCCGGACAGGGTCGCCGTGTAGGTGCCGGCCGTCGTTCCCGACGTGGTCGACCAGACGTAGCTGTAGGTGGTCCCGTTGATGCCCAGGCCATCGTCGGTCGGGCCGACCGCGGCCGATCCGCCGACCAGGGTGATCGTCACTACCGGGGTGGTGTAGGCGGCACCTGGAGACCACACGATCGGGACGTTGGCGCCAGCGGCGACGGTGGTCATGCCGGCCCTCCCCGGACGTGCTCGATCGCTCGCCGGATCCCCTCGTCGAGGGGCACGGCCGGGGTGTAGTGCTCGCGCATCCTGGCCGGATCGCCCACCCGGTACATGACCCCGGTCGGCCGGTCCTCGCGGTACTCGACGTCCGGCCACGGCCTGTCCGGCGACACCAGGGCGGCCAGCTCGGCGACCCGGAGCGCGAGGACGCCGAACTCGACCGGACTGCCGGAGCACAGGTTGACCGGCCGCCGCTCGTCGGCGTCGACGACGGCCAGGGCGCCGCGCACAACGTCCGAGATGTGGATCCAGTCCCGGCATTGGCCTGGTGGTCCCCACACGGTGAAATCGCCGGCCAGCGCGCGCCTCACGATCGCGGGGAACGGGTAGCAGTCGTCCTGGTTCTCACCGTAGCCGGAGAACGGCCGGACGACGTGTACCGGCAGGCCCGACTCTGCGGCGGCCTGGGCGAGGTGCTCGCCGGTCACCTTCGCCCACCCGTACCGGGCATCTGGGCGTACTCCCCAAAGATCGAGATCGTCCTCTGCGAGCTGTCGGGGCGGGTGGCCGGTCTGCAGGACGGTCGGGTACGCAGCTGAGCTGGAGAAGTACAGGACCCGCCGCTGCCCGGTGCGGACGGCCCATTCGAACATGGCCGCGTCGAGCTGCAGGTTGTGGGCCAGGTTGCGGGGTTCACCGTCGATTCCGGCCCGGCCGCCGACGTGGTACGCGCAGTGCGCCACAAGATCGAACGTGTCGACGCCGGGAAGCCGGACCCCGTCGAGCATGTCACCGGTGGCGTGCGCGTACCGGCCCGCGCCGGCGGCGGTCGGCGGTGCCACTGGTGACCACTGCCGCAGGTCGACCCCGGCGACGTCCCAGCCGCGCGCCACCAGCTCGGCCACCATGTGCCGGCCGACGAACCCCGCCGACCCGGTGACCAGGGCCCTCACCGGACACATCCCCAGATGCCGAACCGGTACCACAGCGGCAGAGGCCGGTAGTCCACCACCGTGAACCCGGCCGCAGTCAGCAGATCCTCGACCTCCTCGGCATCCCACGCCCAGTAGTGCTCCGGGTTGTCGTCGCCCCACGCCTCGACCGGCGTCGATAGCAGCAGCATTCGGGCCTTCTCTGCAATCGCCTGCAGCACGCCGTCCGGGTCGTCGAGGTGCTCCAGCGTCTCCGTGCACACCAGCAGGTCGACCGGATCAATCTCGCCGATCGTGGCCTCGATCGGACCGACCAGGTCCAGGTCGCAGCTGGACACCAGGTCGCCGAAGATCCTCCGCTGTGCCGGCAGTGCCCGCAGGATCGTCCCGTCGCCACAGGACAGGTCCGCCGCAGTGCCGGCGAGCTCCCCGTCGAGCAGCGTCAGGCCGGCGGCGATCGTCGCGTTGACCCGATGGATGTGGTCCACCCAGCGGCGATGGTCGTACGGGGCCGCGTACAGCGCCACCAGCTCGCCCGGACCGTAGGCCGGGCGAAGCCGCTCCCGCCTCACGACCGCACTGCCAGCAGAACCTGGAACCGGCCCACCGGCATGTGCCGGATGACGCTCCAGCCGCCCGCCTCGACCATCGCCCGGTAGCCGGGCATGTCCCACGCCCAGCAGTGATGCTCGTACGCGGCACCGGGCCGTTCGTCCCGCGGCGACGAGCACACCAGCGCCTGGGCGCGCTCACCGATCCGGCGCACCAGGCCGTGCGGGTCCACGAGATGCTCCAGCATCTCCGTGCACACCGCGATCTGGCCCCATTCGACGTCGTCGGCGAGCACGTCGCCGTACCGCACGTCGACACCGCGGCCCGCGGCGGCGGCGATGTTGGTCGGCTGCAGGTCGTAGCCCCATGCCGTCAGGGCCGGCCCGAGCAGACTCAGCAGGCCGCCGTCACCCGCCCCGAGGTCGACCACCGTGGCGGCGTCGAGCGTGATCGCCGCCTGCGCCACCAGCGAGGCCGCGGCCTGCAGTCGCGGGCGGTGCCCGTCCTCCAGGTGTGGGGCGTGCTCACGGTCGGCGTACCACTCTGGCGTGGTGCACTCCGGCGTGGTGTTGGGCTCGAACAGCCGCCACTCGTGCTGGTGGCGGCCGGCCAGCCCGGCCACCACCGCGGCGTCGGCGGCGAGCCGGGTGCTGCGGTACACCGTGTACGCCGCCTCGTCTGCGGCGTACACGGCTGGGGCGTTGACCCGGGCGTAGCCCTCATCCACGGCGGCCTTGCCGGCCACCGGGTGCAGATGCTCGACGATCACGTCCGGCAGGTACCGCAGGCACCCGGCCGCCTGGCCGACGTCGCGCCAGAAGTTGTCCACGTACATGTGCCGCAGCCCAGGCGGCGCCATGTATCCGAGCGCGGCGACGATGTCGGCCGTCATCGCGGCCTGCGTCGGTAGGCGGTCGCCCTGCAGCAGGTCGTTGCCGTAGACGATGCCGGTCCCCAGCTCCCGCAGGACATCCAGGTATCGCTGGTCCCAACCGCGGGTGCGCGGACGGTGGTCGTCGCCGAGGAAACCGAGCGCGTACGGGGCCGGGCGGTAGATGTTGACCAGCGCCAGGGCGACCTTGTTGAGCGCGCACACCATCGTGTGGTCGTCGTTGTTGGCGATGCACACCTCGACGGCGATCGGCGCGGTGCGGTACTCGGACAGCACCTCCCGGTACCCGGGAAGGTCCGGATCGTCGTCGTCGACGGCGAACACCAGCCGCGTATCCGCGGTGCAGGTCTCGACGAACGCCTGCGCCAGCTCCCGCGCGGCCTGCGGCCGGCCGCGGGACGGGACGATGACGACCAGGTCAGCCATTGCCACCCCTCGACCTCTTGGTGGCGGGGCGGGCGGTGCCGCGGCGGGGCTCGACAGCCTCCTGCTCCTGGGGGGCGCTGTCGGTGGCCGGACCCGGCTGGACATCGAACGCGTCCGGGCGGGACACCACGACCTGGTCGTCGTCGGCGAATGCCTGGCCGGCCTCGACCCGCAGGTGCGCCGGACGGTCGTCGGCGGTGGTGTAGCCGAGGAAACCGGTGATGCGGCAGATGGCGGTCATGACGACGCTCCCTGATGAGTGGGCGAGAGCAGGCCCCTCGCCAGGAAGTAGGCATCCATGGTCAGCACGCGGTCCTTGACGTGGCCGCACTGCACGGCGGTGTTGACGTAGACCGGGAGGCCGGCCTGGATCGCCCGCCAGCAGAACGTGATGTCCTCGCCGACCGGGCGGCCGTCGTGCTGGGACTCCTGGAACCACGGGTAGGCCGGGTTGAACCCGACCTCACCGGACGGGCGCTCGAAGTCGCGGATGCGCACCAGCGCCGACCGGTGCATCAGCAGGCAGGCCGCGCCGGTACCGGCCACCTGGTACATCGCATCGGGCTTCCACTCGTGGTAGCGGACCACCTGCAGCCGCTCCAGGTTGCCCGGATGGTCGGGATGCTCGACCAGCCCGTACAGGGTCGGCTGCACGTCGCCGTGCCCGTCGAACCCGAAACACAGGCCCCCGACGATCGGCGCCTTCTGCGGGTCGGCGTACTCCAGCAGCCGCTCGACGACGTCCGGCGCGAACGTCATGTCCGAGTCGACCATCCACAGCCAGTCCGCCTGACCGTAGGCCAGGAACTGGCGCACCACCTCGTTGCGTGGGGTACTCAGGTTGCATCCGGCCTGGTAGGACAGTCGGCCTCCGGGCGCTGCGATGCGCCTGTGCAGGGACGCGTCGTACTGCACGAGGTCCATCAGGCATTCCATGAACGCGCCGTGGACCAGCGCGGGGCGCAGGTACGCGACGACGACGGTCTCTCGCGGGTCTCTCAATCTCGTCTCCCGGGTAGGCGCAGGGCCCGCGCCGGGAGACGCGGACCCCGCCTCCCCACGGCGCGACCGTGGGGCGTTCGGTTGGTTGTCAGGCGAGCGCGGTGGCCGCGGCGACCTGGTTGAGCTGCAGGAGCCTGAAGGCGTCGGCGTTGACCACGTTCGCGCCGACCCTCCAGTGGGCGTACCAGCCGGCCTGGCCGGTCGGTGCGGCCCCGGACGCCGTCGTCTTGATCAGCGGGTCGTAGATCACCGACATGCCGATCCGGTCGACGATGTAGTACTCGCTGAAGTCGCCGGCGAGCAGGATGTTCGTGCCGTTGCCGACGACGTTGGTCATCGCGGCACTCTTCAGGGCCTGGGCGCCGAGCAGCAGCGGCGGCTTGCCGACGCCGAGGTTTGCCCAGAACCCGCCGCCGCCGGAGGTGTCGAACTGGCGGATCAGCGAGTAGATGTGCTTGTGCGCCAGCCACGCCATGTTCTCTTCCTGGCGTGGGTTGACCGCATCGGAGACGTTGTGGACGTCGCCGACCACGAACGCGCCGGTCGTCGCCGAGGTGACGATGCTGGCGGTGACGGCGCGGACCGCGCCGACCACACCGATCGGGTACCCGGCGCTGGTGGCCGCGGTGGCGAACGCGTTCTCCTCCAGGATCACCTTGGCGTCGGCGAGCAGCCGCGACAGCTCGCCCGAGAACCCGGTGTCCTCGAACACCTCGTACGAGCCGGTCACCCAGGCGTCGGCCTTCGCCGGGGTGATGCTCGGCGCGGAGAACGTGGGCGTGCTGTCGGTGGTGGCCGTGGCCTCCGCGGTCCAGTGCGCCGTCACGCCGGCCGAGCTGACGCCCTCCCAGGTCTTCGTCGCGATCGTCTTGATCGTCGAGACGCTGCGGATCGTCCCGCCGTAGACGCCGGCGGCCGTCAGGATGATCGTCGGGTCCAGGTAGTGAGGTACGAGCACGCCACCGTTGCCGGCGGTCAGGCTCATCGCGGTCCGCAGCAGCTCCGGGATGTAGCCGCCCTTGACCCGCGCGTACTCGTGGAACTCCTCCAGGTACCGGGGCGAGCCGGTCAGCAGGATGTGCCTGGCGATCAGCGGAGCGTGCTTGTCGTTGCGGTCCAGCAGGTCGTGCAGCTGCTCGGACACCTTCTCGCGGCGGCTGCGCTCGACGGTGCCGGGCGGGAACTGGTCGGCGGCGTGCCTGGCCCGTTCGATGATCACGTCGGTGTCGAAGTTCGCGACCTCCGGCTGGGAGGCCGACCGCATCAGGTGGGCGAACTCGGTGTCCGCCTCGAACGGGTCGACTGTCCGGTTGATGTTCGGCGCCTGGCGGCGGGCGCCGTCCCCGGACTCGCCGCCGGCGCCACCACCCTCGGACTCCAGCCTGGCCCGCAGCACCTCGGCCACCTTCGCCTCGCGGGTGGTGGCCTTGTCGTACTCGTCCTTCTTGCCGTCCCACTCGGTCAGCAGGGCCTCGGCGCGGGCCAGGTCCTCGTCGGTGGGTTCCTCCATCTCCTCGATGAGCTGGACCTCGGCCCGCATGGCCTCCATCTCGGCTTTGAGCTCGTCGCTCCGCCGCTTCGCCATCTCACATGCCTCTCGCGCGCAGCTGTGCCCGCAGGCGCAGCAGTCTCTGCCGACCGGCGCGCGCGTCGCGCGAAGCCTCGGCCTCGAATTCCACGTCCGGCGGAAGCGAGGGTGCCCAGCCAGCGAGTCCCGCGGAGCGCTGGTCGGGTGGCAGGCCCATGGCGGCCCTGGTGGCCAGGATCTGGGCCTCGGTGTAGGCCGGCGATGGTGTCGGCCCGTACTCGCGCAGGCCGAGCTCAAGCCTGCGCACGGTCGGCAGCGACCCGTCCGGGCGCGGTCCGAGCGGACTGCGGATCCGCTGCGGGTCGCTGCGGCGGATCTGACCGGAGAACGACTGGCCAGTGATCGTTCCCTCTTTGATCAAGATGAGGGCACGGTCGCCGACGTCGTTGGCGCTGTAGTGGGTGCTGGTGAGCAGTCCGCGCTGGTCGGTACGGATCGACGACGGATGCCCGAGCGGGAATGACCCCTCGCCACTCGGGGTGCCGTGCAGCGTCATCGCGTGGTGGTAGTACACGCCGGTCCGGTGCGCCTCGTTCTTGATCGTCCGGTTGAACGCGACCGGGTCGATGATCTCGTTGTAGTGGCCCTGCCGGTCACGGATCTCCGCGCTGACATTGAATACCGCAGCGTAGGCGTCCACCATTCGGCCCGTGGCGTCCTTGCCGCACCGCTCACAGGTGACATGGCCAGAGCGCACAGACAGGTCGTCCAGTGGCATGGCGCGGGTGATGAAATCACTCCACGGGTCACCCTGCGCAGATCGGCCCTGGCTCACCCATGGCGCCTGGATCGACTGGTCGCCCCACCGCTTGGCGGCCTTCGCGTAGTAGCGCGCGACCGCCGCCTTCACGCCCTCGCGGTCGGAGTCGGGCAGGTCGACACCACCACGTGCGCCCTGCAGCGCGGCGGCCGCCGCGGTGACCGCCCGCCACACGGCCACCAGGCGGCCGTCGACCACGTCGGCGATCTGCAGCTTGTACGCCCCTACCTGGTCCGCGGCGGCCGGGTCGTACCACAGGTACGCCTGCCGCAGCTTCGCATAGTCGATCTTCCCCGGGCTGCCGGAGCCATCCGAGGATGCCCACGCGCGCACCCGCGCCGAGGCGTCCGAATCCGACCACGGCCTGGCCCGATCCTCGTCGATCGGCAGGTTGCCGAACTTGGTTGCCGGCATGGTCACCCTCCTAGTCCGGCCAGGGACGGCGGCTTGCCGTTCACCTTCGGCATCACCGGGATGTAGTTCGCGGCCAGATCGGCGCCAGCCCCGTTGAGCAGCTTGCGCAGCTCGTCAGCGGTCAGTACCGGGCCGACCCCGGAAACACCCTTGGCGATCATGTCGATCAGGTCCTGGACCGCCTGCGCCTTCGGCGCCGTCGCCGGGCGCATCTGCACGCTCGTCATCCCGGTGTGCACCAACAGGCTCATGTCCCCGCTCGTCACGGCCGCGACCGCCGAGGCCGGATCAAACCCCGCCATGATCAGCGTGTTCAGCGTGGACGCCTGCTGGGCGTTCGTGTCGGCGGCGTCCTTCTCGCCCTGCCGCAACGCGCTGACGTCGGTCGTGTCGAACCACAGCTGGGCACCCGGCGGCGGCGGGCAGACCGTCTGCAGCGCGCCGCAGAGGCTGCGCCAGTTCGGCCGCATCTCCAGATCGGCGAATGCCCGCAGCGCCTGGGCGTACTCGCCGATCGCCGACGCCTGCAGGCCCTGACGGGCGCCAGCCACGATCGGCGGGACGCCAGCGGCCATGCAGATGCGGGTCTCACCCGCGGCCTGCAGCGCGTCGAACGCCGCACCCTCCATGTTCGCGCCGGCGATGGTGACGTCGGCGCCCTCGTCGAGCAGCAACGTCCCGAACGCGTTCTCCGCGCCGACGTGCCGCGCGGCCATCGCCTGCCGGATCTTCGCCAGCCGCTCAGGAACGACCTTGTCCTTGTAGGTGATGATCACGTTGGCGGTTGCCGCGTTCTTGAAGAACGCCTCGCGGAAGTCCGCCATCCGCACATCGGAGTTGATCTCACGTACGAGCGGCGTCATCCAGCTCATGCCCCGCCAGTGCGCCAGCGGATCCGGAATCGGCGCCCAGTGCGCCACCTCGTCGGCCAGGTAGTACGCCGGGTCGCGGTCGACGTCACCAACCGGGTCGTAGTAGTAGCCGACCAGTCGCCGTACCTGCTCACCCAGTGCGTCCTCGACGATCTGGCTGACGATCGTCACCCAGTCCGGGCGCAGCCGCTCCAAGCCGTCGCCCGTCGACCGCACGAACGCGTTCCCAGCCAGGGACACGTCCAGCTCGGCCCGCGCCAGCAGAGACCCCGCACTGCCCCCGGGCCACGGGGCGTCCAGCACGGCCAGCTCGGCGCTGCCGAACAGCCGCTTCGTGGCGAAGCTGCGCCACTTGAACGCGGCCTCGCTGAAGACCTTCATCCGCCGCACGACGCACGCGAACACCACCGCGTTGCCGGGCTCGCCCATCGCCCCGAACGCGTGCCGGGCGTACTGGTCGAACGTCGTCAGCGGCGCATCCGGAGTCGAGTACAGGTCATACAGGCTCGCGATGGCGGGCCGGGCACGCTCGACGTCGGCACGCGCCAGACGCTGGCGCTCCTGCAGACGCTGTATCCGCTGCAGCGGATACAGCCGCCGGTCACGTGCCACAGGCCACCCCCCTCACAGCACCCACACGCCCGGATCCCGGATCGCTGCACCAACCAGATGCGCCCGGGTGACATACACCCACCGGGCGCCGGTCACGGCCGGCAGTGGACTGTCGACCGCTCCGATCTGCTGCTCCCACGCCAGCGCCCCGCCCAACCTGCGGGTGCGGGCCGCCGCCACGCTCGTATTGAGCTGCACCTGGTCGATATGACGCTCGGACTCCTGGCGGATCGCGTCGACCAGCTGACCGCACGCCTGTGCCGTCTCCGTCGCCGTCATCGGCACCAGGTCGCCGCGCGCCGGGCGCTCCGGATCCTCCGACGGGGTGATGCCCGCCGTGGTCAGGTCCGTTTCGAGGGCGCCGGCCGGGCCGCGCAGGTCGATGCCGATGCCGACGGGCTGGTACCGGTTGCGGAACTCGACGAGCCGCTCGACCACCCACCCCGTCCCCTCGCGGTGGTCGATCAGTTCGAGATGCCCGAGGCCATCAGCGCGCCGGCCATACAGCCCGATCGACGACCAGCGCCGGTCGAGTGTGGCGGCAACCATCAGCGAGACGTCCCCGACGACCTGCGAGGCCGGATCGGTCAAGCGTTCCCACTGCTTCGGGTCGAGGATGTCGTTGGCGCTGGTCGTCGGCTCAGGCGGCCAGAGGCAGAGCCGCTCGCGTGCGAACCCCTCCGTGGACATCTGCTTGCGCTCGACGTTTGCCACCCAGTCGGCGGAGAGCCGGATGCCCATCGCCGGGTTCGACCGCTGCCACAGCATCCGGTCGTCGAGGTCGACCTCGTCCAGCTCGGCGAGACTCTTGTCGACGGCCGACCAGTCACGGAAACACAGGGCTGGCTCGTCGCCGGCGAAAGCTCGCCGGCGGAGCCGGTACAGCGGCAGCCCGGCGGACCTAGCCAGCTTGTCGTCCTTGCTGGCGTCGATCTGTGTCAGCGGCGGCGAGCTGGTGTACCAGATCTGCGGGCCGCCCTCAGTGGACCACCAGCGGGCGGACAGGACCGGGATCAGGGCGTCGGCGTGCTCGTCACTGAACGCGTACGCCTCGTCGATGACGACCAGGTCGCCACTGAGACCCCGCCCGCCGTCCTTGCTCCGGGTCGAGAACTTCAGCGCCTGACCGCTGAGGAGCTCGATGCCCTCCTCGCCGTGCGAGTTGTTGATGCGCTTGACCTGGCGACGTAGGCAGTCGTAGTCGGTGTAGCGGCCCGAGATGCGCTTGAACATCTCCAAGGCGGTGTCCCAGCGGTGCAGCGACCAGACGATCCGGTGCTCGCCGAACAGGTGCAGCCCCGCGTGGATGCGCAGCTCGACGCCGCCGCCCTTACCGTTCTGGCGGCCGAGGATCTCGACGACCTCGTTGCACACCCAGCGCCCGTCGGGCTGCTCGCCGAGCGCGTCGGACAGCTGCCCTTCCTGCCAGGGGTCGGCGACCAGGCCGATACTGCGGCCGAGCTCGACAGCGTCAGGTCCCGAGCTCCGGTTGTACGGCGGGACCACTCTGATCCGTGGCTGCGGCACGCCGCGCAGCCCGACGTGCGGCGACCTCATCGACGGCGTCCTTCTGTGTGACTGGCAACTTGTCGAGGCGGCCGAGCAGGTCGGCCAGGCGCAGCGAGAGCGCGGCGACGTCGGCGGCGCGAGGTGGCGGTGGTCCGCAGTCGCACGGGCAGCTGGCGCGGTGGCGCACCTCGCAGGCGTCGAGCGTGCGGGCGATGAGGTCGCGGAGCGCTTCGAGCGAGGCACGGGTGTCGCCGCCCGTGACGGTCGCTGCGAGGTTGGGCGACAAGGTGGCGCCCCCTCACCCGAAGAGCAGTAGTTGCACCGTGCCGCCCGTACCACGACGGACGTTGCATCGCAGGTGGGCAAGCCGAAGGTTCGCCGGCGAGTCGTCTCCGCCGTCAGCGATAGGGATCAGGTGGTCGTACGACGGTGCCAGTGGATCCGGGTGCCGTCGTCGCCGGTTCACTCGACGGCGGCAAAGGTGGCACCGCCATCGGTCGCGTGAGCCGAGCTCCGGCAGCGACAGTGCCCGCCCGACAACTGCGGCGCCGCGGCGAGACGCGGCGTTTCTGTGGCGTCGCGTTTGGCGACGAGTCTGCGAGCAGGACTGGCATAGAGGCGGCCAACCGAAAGCGGTCGCACTCCCACCGCATCCGGCGCAGGCAAACGTCGTGCTTGCACGCCCATCGCGGCGAGCCGTCGCGGTGCATGCCCGAGAGCAGGTCTTTCTCAGGTTCGGCGGCTTGGGCTTGCCACACACCGAGCACTCGTAGCTCCACCTGTCGAGCTTGGCCAGCAAGCGACATGAGCGGCAGGTTCGCTTCCCAGCCGGTGCGCTGGTCGACCCGGACCACATCGGTTTCCCGCACGCCGAGCATGGCGTATCTGGCTTGCGTGCCATCGAGGTCTCCCCGGAAGTGCGGAAGGCCCGAGCCGGGGGACTCGGGCCTTCCTTCCCTGAGTGATCAGCTCAGGGCGTCTACGTAGAGTGATGGGACTCCAGAGACATAACGCTTAGTAACCAAACAAGATCCAATGTTGATTACTATACGTCACGCTTCAATGTAACGCTATGTAGCTAGTGTGACGATCTCGGGGGGAGGCGGAGGAGAACCAG